CGTTAAACCTATCTTTCCTTCCATAAAGGCGAATTATAATTCATCGCAGGAAGAGTTGGGTACCCTTGGTTTTTTACGAGAAGAAGGTTTTCTCGATGGGGAGAATTTTAAAGATCTATATAAGGATAAGACCCTTTTAATCTATGATCTATGCCACAGCATGAACGTCCGAAAGGCGGCTGTCCCTTATAAAGGGGGAGAGAGAGCATTTGATCAATTGTTGTATGATATTGATTATCAGATGGCCAGTGATAGCGGCGATTATAGTGGTTGCTCAGTTGAGCAATACTCTTCAACTATTGGTGCTGATATTGATTTTACCACCATGTACCTTTGTTATGAAAGACTTTATTGGAATGTTTGGCCTAAAGCCATCACCGAAATACCCTACGTTAAACCTGTTGGTCTAGGGGAACCTTTTAAGGTTCGAGTCATTTCTAAAGGTCCGCCTATGAAATATTTTTGTCTAAAACCTATTCAAGAGTATCTATGGAGTAGTCTTAAAAAGAATACTGTTTTTTCTCTTATTGGAGAAATGGTTTCTGCTGATCACATTAATGAAATTTTTGTGACTGGAATCCTAATGGACCAGAACTTATTGTTTCAGGAGACTATAAAGCATCTACGGATAATTTACACTCTTGGGTTTCTAAGGCTATCAATGATTGTTTGATGGAGATAATTGAAAAACGTTTTCCTACGGAGGATTTGGAACTTCTCCCAGAAGGGTTTTTCAAAGATCTTCGTCAAATGATTGAGGATTGTCTTACCAATCATATATTTGACAATCGCGAAAAATTAAGAGATAATGCGATGGGTAACACCTATACTCCCGAAATACCCGGGTTAGGATTGTTACTCCCTCAGAAGGAGGGTCAATTAATGGGTTCAATTATTTCATTCCCATTCCTTTGCATAGCCAACGCAGCTTTATGCCGTTGGGCGATGGAAATATCTAACAATAAGACATATCGAATCAGTGATTCTGATCTCTACGGAGATCCTCTTGCGAGATTACGCGTAAATGGGGATGATTGTGTCTTTTGTGGTGATGAAAATAACATCAGATATTGTTGGGAGGAGATTGGTAATTTCCTTGGCTTGTCTTCTTCGGTAGGTAAAACCTATTTTTCGAAGGAATTTTGTGTTATTAATTCGGTTCTGTTTGACTTTAAACGATATGATCCGGAAAGCTACCTTAGATTCTCTGATTCTATTGGGTACTTTCTTGAACGACCTTATATAAATTTAGGGTTACTCTTTGGTCAACCGAAAACCTGTTTTGGTAATGCCGACAAGCAAGTTTGGCACCTTGGTCCAATTCACCGAGACTTATTGTCTAAATGTCCTGATTTGCCCGAAATACGGGAGAGAGTCCACAAACAATTTATGTTTAATGTGAGGCCAATCTTAGAGAAGATGGAAGAGGACATCGGTTACCACATAAAGTGGTTTTGGCCAGAATGGTTAGGGGGTGTGGGTTTAGATCCTACATATGAAGAAAAGAAAATTTCCTTCTTCGATAGAGCTACAGCTTATGTTCAGAGAAAACTGATTGCTATGGATAGCTCTCTTCGACCCCAGAGAGGAGGAGACTTCATCGAATGGAAAATGCACGAACTGATTAATGAGCGCTATTATAAAGCTCTCAATTGGCTAGGTGAGTGCCCGTTCCTTGAAGCACAAAATGATGAAGATACTTGGTTGTCTCTGAAGGATGAGAACGATAGAATATATGGGAAACTGACCCTATCGCTGTTGTTTGATCCTTTAGTTGACCTAGACGAGTTGCATAAGAAGACTATAGTCTATGTAGAAGCAACTAACGGGGAAAAGGAACCAAGTAAGGAAAAGATCAAGAGAGATCTTTTTCAGGAAACGTATCTACGGAATCTAAAAATCTATCGTTCAAATGCTGAACAGATTGCTCTTTGCCACGAATATGTGTTAAGCGAAAGAGGCCTCAAACAAGGAATATTACCCTTGGAGGACATGGTTCATGATTCGTCTAAACTTTATCTACCACTATGTGAGAAGACGTTCAGACAACCCCAGATTTCTTGGGGACGGACGCAAACGAAACTACCGAAACATCGGATAATTAACTAATGGATGCTACATGACTAAAATAGATACTAAATAATCTTTCTACGGAAGGCAATAGGTCTGTTTTATGAGAATGCTGATATTATACTATCAATGTTTCAACCAGAAGGAAAACTGGATAATCTCTAATAAAACCGGTAAAAGCTTG